GTTACCCCCAGTACTTTCTTTCATAGGATTATCTCCTTATTTTGTAATTTACTATGATTCATTATTACCTTGCAAGTTATTTTTTGTATTTTGTACAGCTTCTTTTACGCCAAGACTCATTTCCTTTTGTTTTGTAGCTGCATCATTACTTAATACTCGCCTTAATAATTTTTGTTCAGCTTGAGTTTCTAATAGTTCCTGCTTAATACTACCCTTTGCATCTCCCTTAGCCTTATCTATCTCAACTCCAGCTTGTAAAATTTTCATCTTAATACCAGCTTGGACTAATTGTCTCTCAAGTGTTTCAATTGTACCTTCTCTATCACTAACAGTTTCAGTAAGTTGTGAGACTTGTCCATTTAACTGTGAATATAAACTTTTTCTCTTTGCTATCTTTTCTTTATTACGTATATCAGTTTCTGCAAGTACTGCAATATCATCTACAACACCTAGTTCCATTAGTTGTTTCAGCTCTTCTAAATATGCCCACCTGTTAACTGGAAGTGTAGATCCTGATACTACTCTTATATCAAACTTGGCAGCCTCATAATCCATAGATTTACCAATCGCCTCTCCTAGATCGTTATATAATGGAATATTTATTTCTACCTGCCTATCTTCCTGCAGTGCAGATGGTTGAACTATTCTAAATCTTTTATTTGCACTATAGACTGCTTGTGAAAATTGTTGTATAACTCTACCAGTTTGGCGTAATGCTGGCTCTATTGAAGACGTCATCCATTGTTTTATACGCCTTGTGCCATATTCATCTAATGCTAACATACCCCGAAAAGTTTCATGTTGCTGCTGAGTATCTCCCTGCATTGAAGAATATATACCTGCTAAATACTCCATATCACTCTTACCTTCCTGAACTATCTGAAAAAATGCATTAGAAAGCGGTGCTGGCATAACTGGAGTAGGTCTTTCCAAACCTGGTCGTGTTGGCAGTAATGCACCTGGTGATGAAGAATACTTCTCCCAAAGCTCTGCATCTATAGATCCTTCCTCATACATCCAGCGTAGACTGGATCCTAGGGATGCATTATGCACCATAATCTGATGAGACTTATTAATTTCCCTTTGTTTACCTATCAATGGTGAAACTGCTGACATAGGAAGTGGTGTTCCTGTCCACTTATAATGAAATGGTATTAGAGGATAATCCCTTACCGTATCTGGAAGTAACTTATCATATAGTAGAGTATCTCCAGCAATACAACTTAATTTAATTCTAGAATCATAAAACTGAACTTCATTGACAATCATAGAAGTAAACTTTTGATCCTCCTTTAACTTCTTAAGATCACTTTCAAGCATTACTTGATTCTCAATTCTAGAAGTTGCTGCTTGCAATTCGCTCATAAACTGCTGTTCTGCACCCTCAAGTTGAGACTGCATAAGCTTCTGTGCTTTCTCCATTTCTAATTCATATCTCTCTGGAAGCATTTTTCCAGCCTTAACAGCCTCTTCCATTTGCTGTTGTTGTTCTAAAAGCTTAACTTCTAACTCTTGTTGTAGTTCCTTTAATTGAACTTGAACTTGTTGTTTAATATTAGCCAATTCTTCTGGAGTTGGAGGTTTTCTATAAAATACATTTACATAGGAAACTTTCTTCTTTTCATAACACTCAAAAAATTCAACTATTTCATCCTGTTCCCCTTTTGGAGTAATACCCATTTGCTCATTAGTATTATCATCATGCAGAAACAAATGCTGTTCATCATCGTTTAATGCCCTTCTACTATAAGAAGCTTGGAACCTAGCATCGGAAGAAGCATCAGTTATCCTTTTTTTAAATTGTGGAAATATTTTTATAAGATGATTTTTTGGTAACACTTTTCTTATGAGAATAAACGCTGCATCTCTAAAAAGCATATCTCTGGACTTGGGATCTATATATATATCAAAAGGATCTGGTTGCTGTATAGTAACCTCTCCCATGCCATTATCCATATTTGGATCTGTAGTAATAAGCATATACCCAATGGACTTAGTAATTGAGTCATTAATAGTATTGGAATATAAAGTACTACCGTCAGAAAGATGCCATATATATTCAGCTAATTCACCAAATACCGTTGCAACATCTATATCAGAACCTTCTACACCAATTGCCTGCCACCTAGGATTGTTTGCAGTAGCATAATAATTAAGCATCTCAACAACAGGTAATATTCTGTTTATTATAAAAGTAGGCATTCCCTGGTCCTCTAGGGCATTCTTTTCAGCTGCACTTAACTGTTCGTCATTTGCAAACTCAAATCCCTTCTGATTGACCTCCTGCCAACGCTTTCTCATTAAGTTATTAGACATATTATAAAGCTGCCTAATTTCATCTGCTCTCTTACTCTTAGCCATTCATTCCCCTATTTAAGCGACGACCCAACTTTTTGCTGTTGGCTTGTGCTTCGTGTAAATGCCTTCATTATCTTGCAGTAACCCCTGCGGTGGGTAAGCATACTTGCAAGCATAAGCTAAAGCGTCAATCGTGTCGTCGTGCCCCATACGAGGCCCAAAAGTTATAATTTCTCTTTGAAGATCATACATACTTTTCTTAATGTGAATCGAACCAATTGAAAACCTTTGTGCAAGTATTTCCTGAATTCTGTCTCGTTTTGACTGCCTGTTACCTGGTTTTTCAGCGCAGTACTTGATGCTAAAGTCATTACGCCTACGCATTTCTGCGGTAAGTGCTTGAAATATCGGACGAGACATCGAAGTCTCCTCGATTGTAAAAAGAGAAGGGTGATAGATGTTATTAAGCTGGAAAATGTGATCAACGATTCCCTTCTGTGACTCTCCTGGGATCCCAAGAACAGGCAATGAACGCTTGCGAAGACAGTCAATAACATATACATTATTATTGATATCAACACCAATAGTAAGTAAAACGCTGAAGTCACTATCCCTACGATCAGAATCAGTGGCGGGGTCAACACCCGTGAAAATATTGACCGGCTTAACATCCCCATCTGTTGTATGAATATATGATACTCCTGTTTCTTTTTCATGTACGAAGTCACCATCCCAATATTTGATGTGTTCTCTTGTAAAGATCGCATCCTCTGCACTCTGAACTTCCATCATATATTCTTGATAAAACTTTTGAGGAGAACCTGAATCTGTATAAAACTTTTTCTTTCTCTCCATCTCTTTGTGACCAAACCAACTTGGCCATAAAGGAGTTCCGTCTGGCTGTAATGCTTTGTAAGTAATCACTTTCCAGCTGAAGTCATCTCCCGCAGCTTTGGCACGATCCCATGCAATGAGAACATTATTAATGAAACTATCATAATGAACGGGAGTGCCATTAATACGAAGCCTACCAGTATGAGGTTCGAGAGCAGGGAAAACAACAGCCGTAACAAGATTATTAATTTTAGCCCTAGATTCAGGCGTAACGGTATTATTCTCGTCCTCAAAATCGTCCAGTACAATAAGGTCGTACCTCTTATGTAGTTTAGCACCGCCTCGTATACCTGATAAATTAGACTTACTGATAAGTTTAGTGCCATTTTTAAGTTCGATATCATCTTCTGTCCATTTTCTCCCTTTTAAGTCACCGAAATAATACAACAACTTTTCATTGTATTCCAAATGATATTTTACATAGTCCAAATTAGGAACAGAGATCTTACTTGAAGCAGCAACCCAGCCATAAAATAATGGTTCCTGAGTAAATACAAAATCATGCAATATACTACACTTCGTCATCACTGTCTTTCCATGACCCCTAGGTAATATTACAGCTAACTGCCTAATTTTCAGATCATTTACAGCATCTCCTACTTCATAATGGAAGAAAGGAGTTTCAGATCTCATAAAGTCATCAGGAAGAAAGAGCTTACCAAATGCTACCAGATCATTCTGAGCCATTAGCAGTTCTTCCTCTACCTTGGATATATTTTGTGTATTTATATTAGCCACTATCTGAGTCCGCTACCACCACGTCTACGCTTCTTATCTCCCTTGCCACCACGCCTTCTTGCTTCAACTCTATACACATAATCATATTCGTTAAATAGGCTTCCCTCTATAGCTTTAGGCTGTTCACTGCTCATTAATGTAGAAAGTATTATAATTTTAATCATTTTTGCTCCTCAAATGCATCATAGGCACTTTTACCTAGTCCTACAGGTGCTACTGCCCAGTGTTCCTTTAAAAGTTTTTCAATAGTCTTCTTACTAAAGATTGTATTCAGGTCTATATAAGCCGCACCAGGATTTCCAAAAGCCCTCTGAGCCTTCTCAATGCCTCCTGCAGATTTTATTTGTGTCAGCCTTGCTAGTACTTCATAAGGCTTTAAAAGATATTTGTACATAGATACATCTGAAGGTGCCTGTTTTCCTCCCTTAATACGTAGAACATGCTTGGCATAGTCTTCGATCAGTGTCCATTTTTCAAGTCTAGCTTTAACTTTGGGAAGAATGTTCTGAGAAATCATTTTATTTAACTCTGGAAACTTAAATTGCCCAAGGTCATAGTCAATCATATGCTTCATTTCATGCTTAAATGTAC